GCCGCTCTTGTGGCAGGCGACGTAACCGGCGCGCAAATCTTGTATGCCGGCAAAGGCTGTCAGCTCGATCTGAGTCAGATTGTCTTTGACAAAGGCTCGACCGGCGCCGGAACACCCAACACGCTTGCGGCAGTCCCCACCGTGCCCACAAACCTTGCACTCCAGGCCGAGCAGATTTTGGCCATGAAGGGCTTCGTATTCGTCTCGACGGTTGCAATCGACAACCTCGAAAACTAAGCCGATACAGGCTTGAGGAGATAAAAGAAAATGGCAGCACCCGGATCCCCTGTATCGGTCGATTTTTTCAGCCGATTTTGGGCAAACTTTTTCGACGAGAAACAATACATCACCGAGCGAACCGCAGGACAGGCATTCTTCGGCCGCCAGGAAACTGGCTCGATGACGATTTTCTCGCCCGACGCTCTGGACGTAGACATGGACATCACCCGCGGCAACGAGAAACCCGCGACTCTGGTAGTCCGCGGTATGGCCGGTCGCATCACCGGCACTACTCACGTCGATATGCAAATCGGCCAGACCTCGACATTCAGCCGTCAATTCCCGCTCATCGAGGAGCAATTCAACCTCGGCGCGGCACAGATCAACTACCGCCAGCCCGGCGAGGGACCATATCAAAACGTCGGCCCGCAAGCCCGATTGCGCTCGCTCGGTACCCGTGCGTATCTTGAGGGCATCCGGCGCATCATCCGATTGCAAGAAATCCTCTCGTGGCAGTCCCTCCGCCTTGGTGTACAATCGATCTCAAACATCGCGGACACTACCACCAACATCTACGACTTCCGCCGCAACTCGGCCAACACCCCGAGCTTGACCCACGGCTGGGGCAATGCCGCAGGTGTTCCGATGACCGACATCGACGCCCTCTGCGACACCCTGCTTGCTAACGGCAAACTCATGCCCGATTTCGCCATATTCGGCGGGACGACCATGCAGTACTTCCTGGCCAATAGCCAGGTATCAACCAACTACGGCAACAAGCTCTACTTCGACCTGATTCAATTCAGCTCCAAGTTCGAGCCCGGCCCCGAGTTCGCGAAGTTCGTTGCTGCAGGTCTCATCCCCTACGGTCAGCTCCGCACGCCCAAGGGCTACACGCTCACGGTATTCACGTACCCCTACGTGTATCAGTCCTATGCGGGGTCGATCACCAAGTATTTCCCGGACACGGGCTGTCTCATCGGATCGAGCCAAGCTCGCGCTGACCGCGCCTTTGGCCCTCCCGAGGCCATCCCGCTCACCAGTGTGGACATGCAGCAGATCATGGAGTGGTTCGGCATCAACCCGATGTCGCCATCCTTGCCGACCAACGTCCTCAACCCCGGCGCGACCATCCAGCCCAACGAGTTTTACCTACGCGCCCAGAAGTCGGACGACGGCAAAGCGGTCAGCATGATGATCCAGGCCGCCCCGATCTTCTGCACGACCCAGACCGACGCATTCGGCTACATGGTGGCAGGCGTCAACACGTGAGCCAGACTCTTAGTTTCTGGTGGCTCGGCCCCGGCGACCTTGTTTACAATGGTGACCGCGACCGAGGCCACCAGATTATCGAGCGAGCGCCGCCGCGCGGGGAGAAAGTCCTTGTGCGAACGTCGCTCATAACGCCCGAACGCCTTGAGCAATTAAGGCGCGAGGGTAAAGCGATACCGAGGTAGCAAATGCCCGCAAATACACTATATCCCCGAAACGGCACGGATACCTCAAACTATTGGTCGGGTGTCTGCCCGGTCTGTAGCAAGGTGCACAAGCTGTACTCTCGCGGGCCATACGTTTGCTATGGTCTCGGATCGCCCGGAACCGTCGTGGACAGCATCACAATATCAACCCAGGACGTCAAAGACGGCGACCCGTCAGCGCAAACGCTCATCAATCAGAGCGCGGTAATCGAATCGTAAAGGAGTATCGAGCGAGAGCTCGAAAATAATATATGGCAAAAGCAAAACCATTCCGCTGGATCGGCTCTAACGAGCATCGCGTTCTTTGGCTCGATGTGCCCGGCGGCGAGCGAAAAGTAATCAGCGCCGGCGGTGAGGTCAGAAAAGACGAGAATCTTGCGGGCATCACGCTTGAGTGGCAAAAAGAAAAGGAAAAAGCGGGACTCCTGCAATTCCTGGATCTTGGCGAGCGCATGACCGCAAAAGGCGAGGACGGAAAGCCACTCCCTGAGGGCGCCGCGACGACTCAGTCACTTGGTGCCGATCCTCTCACCGAGGACGAGCAAAAACTCGCACAGCAAACGCTCGACCAGTCGCTTGCCACGACCAAGAACATCGAGAAGCTCAACAAAGTAGCCGCCGACAAGGATCTCGAAAAAGCAATCGATGCCAGCGACAAGCGCGAGAAAACTGTTGCAGGTAATCCCGCCGGAACTCCCGAAGCTGCCGATCAGCCAAGCCTCGGCGAAGGCGTAGGCGCATCATGATCGTACCATTCGGCAAAGACAACGCGGAATTAACGTTCCGCGCCGCCGGTCTCACCCTTGTCTCAGGCGACGAAATCCCGCCTGAGTTGAACGCGCTTGTCCCCGAGGACTGGAAGCAGACCGGCACCAAGCAAGTAAAACCCGAGGCGCAAGCCACACAGGGAGAGCTCAAGTAAAATGTCTGTCTCGGAGCGCGCGCTCATGGAGGCCGAACTCATCGACATAGTCGAGGGCGAGTTCGCGCTCCCCGTAGTCTTGCGGGGGCCTGATGGCGTTACATATAGTACAAACGCAAACGACCCCACAGGTAACACGCCCCTCATGGGCAACGTCCTCTATGACTCGCGCCGAGAGCAGCTCAGCGAATCCGGAATTCCCGTCGTCATCAAAGAAATGGTTTTGACGATGCGCCGGACATCGGTACCGTCCCGATTGATAAACCCGGTTCGCGGCGATGTGTGGGAAGTCATGGTTCCGCAAGACCCAACTACCGGCGCCGCTATGGCGACCTACATCCTCGACAAAACAAAGGCGTCTGACGACGGTCGCACCATAGGAACCATTCGCTTGTATCTCAAGCGCGCGACACAGGCGGCTGTAGCATGACATTCCAACTCGTAAAAACCGCCTTACAAAACCTACTCAATGCAAACGCCGGAACCGACTTTTACGTCGTAGGCGCGCAGACCCAGGGCGAGAACGCCGATTTTATTTATGATCGCCCCATGGTCCAGGTTTTTTACAGCCAGACCGAATGGGATGAGTCCGCAAGTCCCCGGTCTGGTAAAGCCCGAGGAACCGTAACTTTCAAAATACTGCTCACTATCGCAAAAGGCTCAGTCGTCGACATCGCGACCCTCAATGACCCCGACTCAACGGCGCCACAGATTGCCGCCGCTTTGGCAGCCAACGCCGCCGCCGAGGACGTAGCTGACGCCGCATGGGACAATCTGTATTCCATAGTTTGGAATATCCTGAGAAACCCCGCTAACCGCAATTTCGGAGTAGCCGAGACCGTTTGGCAAATCTCCGACAACTGGATCGCATCCACGCGCAAGGGCGACCCGATCATTCGCGGTGAGGTCGTCGCAATTTCCGGCACCATGAATCTGACCTGCAAAATCGTCGAGTACCCAGCATCTGCGACCGAGACAGCGGGTCACGCCATCGACACCGTATTCAACGCGACCATAGACAAAACAGCGGTACCCGCCGACGGCATCGCCGCGACGTTCGGAAACGCTCCATCAAGCCCGAAATATGACCCGGCCCGTCAGGGCTCAAAGGTAGGAACATAATGCCCATCAATTCCAACTCTCTCGCGGCGGGAGTCGCAGCCGGAGTTACCAACGTACAATTTACGCCAAGCGCCGCCGTACTCCAGCGTAACATTCTCGTCATGGGTACCGGGCTACCGGCGAGTTACACCGCAAACGGCATCGTTGTCGCCGTCCCGCAGCTCATAACCAGCCCCGCCCAGGCAAACGCGCTATATGGCGCAGGCTCCATGCTCGCTCGCCTGATCGCCGCAGCATTCCTCGGCACGAACGGCGCCGTACCTATCTATGCATTCCCCGAGACCGAAAACAGCGCGATCGCAAACGGCGTCATCACGTTCACCGCCTCAAGCCCTGCCGCCGGCAGCCTCAATATCTACATCAATGGCACGCAGTACACAATCACAACCGCGACAACCGACACGCCGACCACGTTGTCGAGCAAAGCCCAAGCGCTCATCAACGCCGACCCGAATTCGCCCGTTATCGCCGCCGGTACCACGACCCTAACACTCGCCGCGAAGTCCAAGGGCCTTTGGGGAAACTTTATATCGCTTGCCGTCGCAAGTCAGCCAGGCGACACACTCCCCTCCGGTGTGGGCGGATCGGTTACAACCCCCATGGCATCCGGCGCGGGCGTTCCCGCTGCGTTCGCTACCGACCTTACCAACGGTCTCGGCTCAGGCTCGAATCAAAACCTGCTACCCAACGGCCAGCAGGTAACCGACATCGTCCACGGCTACATGCAGGACTCGACCGTCATATCGGCATTGTCGACGTACAACGGTGTCGCCAACGGATTCACCGGAAACTACGACCGCGTGGTCGGCCGCCCCTTCCGCGTCCTCATGGGCGACACGACTACCGCAAGCCAGCCCACAACCCTCCTCGCCACCGCGACCACAAACATGCTCGACCGCACAAACGGAATCGTTACCGTTCCCGGATCGCTCACACACCCGGCGGAAATCGCGGCGACCGCAATCGGTGTCATGGCGCGTATCAACATGACCCGCGCCGAGCAGAACTACGTCAACGAGGTCTTGCCCGGAGTAGATCCCGGATATGCCGCGAAACAGGCCGGCACTCGTTTTACCGACGACTACTCCGTTCGAAACACCCTGGTGTCCGGCGGTATAAGCCCCACGGTTGCCCAGGGCGCATCGGTCAAGTTGCAAAACGTAGTGACCTTCTACGCCGCTAACACGGCGGTCGCGGCAACCTCGAACATCTACCGCGAAATGGTCAACATTTCGAAGATTCAAAACATCACCGCCGCCACAAAGCTCAATTTCCAGTCCGAAAAATGGCAGGGCTACACCATCGTTGACGACGTGGCGGACGTGACAAATATCACAAGCCGCCAAAAGGCCCGCGACGTGGGCTCCGTCATCGACGACCTTGTAGCCCTGTCGTACTCGTTCGCGGCAAACGCCTGGATTTATACCCCGGCATTTCCCATAGCGGCGCTCAAGTCAGGGACCGCCGTACAAGTCCGAACCGGCGGTGACGGGTTTACCATCCAGCTCCCGCTCATCCTCTCGGGTGTCGGGAACATCATCGACGCGACGCTTGACCTCGATATCAGCCTCGCGGTCCTGAGCAATTAAAGGAGTGTTGACAAAATGGCACGAGACACAAGCGGCAGTATAACAAGCGTGGTTCTCAACGGCGTGCGGTACGATGCTCTGGCCGATGCCGATTTCGGGGTAACCCCGAGCCGGTGGAAAAACGAATCTATTCCGACCTCTGGCCGGAACGTCCGCAAACGAACTCGCCAGACACAGGACGTCAAAAGCGTGACCATCACCTGTAACGGTGACGAGCGCATAGCACTCCAGGGATATGCCGAGAACGAAATCGATATCACCTTGGCCTACACAACCGCCGCCGGCGACACTTTCCGAGCCACCGGGTGGATCGATTTCGAAACCTGGAACAACCAGGACAACAAGGCGACTGTTACACTTTTCCCGCGCCAGCAGTGGGACAGCTTCATAGCGGTATAAAAATCGCGGCGTAGATTAGTGGTAAATCGCCGGACTCATAATCCGGAATTCGCGGGTTCGACTCCCGCCGCCGCAAGTTTCCGAAACAAGTTCGGGTAAGAAAAAGAGGTTTGTATGGGTAAGTTTTCTATCGCGGTGAAAATGCCGATCTCGGAGGAGACGGCGATGAAGCAGGTCATGTCATTCCTGGAGTATTACGGGAAAGACCCAGACGACGGCGACAAAGACAAACAGAAGGCCGTCGAGCAAATGCTGTCGAAAGTTTTGAAGTACATCCGCCAGGGCCTCATCGAAATCAAGCCCGACATGTCCATAACACAGAAATTGCAAAAGCCCTCGGCGGGATCTACCGCGACCGAAATCAGTTACCGAAAATACAAAGCCTCGGACATCATCGAGACCGAGGAAGACGATTCGAAATTCGGCTCGCGCCTGAATCGCCTTCTCGGGGCTCTCTCCGGTCTGGGCGAGGACGTTTTTACAAAAAGCCTTGAGCCCATCGACTACAAGGTCAGCGAGGCTATCGGCGTCCTTTTTTTTATGTAAGGCCGTACATCGCGCGCATGATGTACAATGTCGCTTACCGATACCACTCCCTGAGCCACATCGAATCTGCCGGTATCGAGAGTCTCCGATTTTGGAATCGCGGACATCAGGAACTAACCGAAGCAGAGGTAGAGAGTATCGAGCGCCAAAAGCGGATGATGGGGAATTAAAGAAAAATGGCAAGCCGAGACTTCGCGATAAAAACAATCCTCACCGCCTCAGATACTCAGCTAAAAGCCGCGTTTGGCAATGCCGGAAACGAAGTCCAAAAACTCGGGCGCAAACTCCAAAACGAAGCGCGACAGGCCACGAGTCTATGGGGAAAGTTCAAAGATAAATTCAAAGAGGGCTTCCTCATGGGCGGCGGCATGGCTCTTGCCGGTCGAGCCGCTGACTTCGTCGTCAACAAAATAAAAAGCATCGCCCGCGAGATACCCGACTTCGTTGAAAAAGCCGACAACATCGGAAAAGTCAGTCAAAAGCTCGGCCTAACAACTGACAGTTTCCAGCGCCTGAGCTACGCCATGAATATTTCGGACGTGTCTGCGGAATCGTTTCAGGCCACATTCAAAAAATTGAACGTGAATATGGCGCAGCTCAAAACGTTCTCTGGCCTCACGGAATCCGGTTTGAAAAAACTTGATCCGCAGCTCATGATGACCCTCAGGCGTTCGAAAGACTCAACCGAGGCATTCCTCGTAACCGCCGACGCCATCAAGGCGACCGTCGATCCCGCAAAACGGGCGGCGATCGCACAGGCAGTTTTCGGCAAACAAGGGCAAGAGCTCTTACCTATTTTACTCCAGGGCCGCGAGGGAATAACCGCGCTAATGAAAGAGACCGAGAAATACGGCGAAATACTATCGGGCGACACGATTGAAGCGGCGGGAAAATTCCAGGACAGCCAGAAGCGATTGACGGCGAGCCTCACGCAGATCAAGGGTGTGGCGCTGTCGGCGCTGGTCACAACGCTCGAACCCTTTGTGACAAAAATATCCGAGTGGGTGGCGGCGAACAAAGAGTTGATTGGGTCAAAAATAAATAGTTTTCTGAGCGCTATGGTTAGCAAGGGAACGGATTTTTTCAACATGATAAAACCGCTACTACCTGTTATTTTCGATCTTGCAAAGTCGGTCGGCGGGTTTTTCGGACAGGCGTTAAAGGCCGCTCAACCATTATTGGAGAAGGTCATGCCGCTCATCGGAAAACTTTTCGAAGGGATCGGCCCGGCACTCGTGACTATAATCGATAAACTGACTCCCCTGATAACTACCCTCGCCGACCTTGTGTCACAGGCGATCACATTTATCGTGGGCGACACCGCCGACAAGCATTCAGATATCGGAGTTCTTGAGCCGATCCTCGGGGGCCAACCGGCGCAGGACAAACTCAAATTACAGATAGACGCAAGAAAACAACTCGACGAGGCCCTTTTCCGTAATGATTTTTCAAAGCTCGATAAGTTCGCGACTGAGCAACTCATAAAAAATCAAATGGACGACATGAGACGAACTCGAATTACTTCGTTCGGTCTGCCTATAGGTTTCGGAAAAGAAGAGGGCATAGCCGAGGCTATGTCAAAACTCAATCCACAACAGCAGCAATGGGCAAAGGAATTCATGTCCGCACCAAATGCCGGCGCGCTCGGCTTACAGAACCAGCTCAACAACAATATCAAAGTCGAAGTCAACGGCGTGCCAGGAGCCCAGGTCAAAGTCACACAGAGCACCGGCCAGGATACAACATCCGCCGGCCGCACCGCACCAGCTATTCCCATGACGCGCCGGGGCGGTGACTTAGAATGAGCTGGCAAGACCGGATACACCCAGAGGCCGTTTTAATCTCACCCGAGGGAAACCTATACCGCGCGAAATGGAAGGGCGACACGATCACAGCCGAGAAGCGTGTCGCGATGTTTGACTATCCGAACGTCGACGGGACCGTGGTTCAGGACTTGGGCCTCAAGGGCTTTGACTGGCCGATGACCTTGTATTTCGACGACGACCAAGTAGCAGGATTCGCCGACCCGGATTCGACCGCGATAAAATTCCTCGAATCGCTCAAAGAAAAAGGCTCAGACGGCCGCGCCATATGGAAT